ATCCTGCTAACACTTGTCCACCAGCTTTATTATAGTTTGAGAACTGGTTTGCACACCCCATATAATCGGGTATGTTTAGTGTTGATAGAAGCGTTGACTTAGAGTATGTACCAGAACCAAGGTTATACACGAATGAACACATAGAATCAAACATCGATTGGGTTATTGGTGCTTTCGTTGCAGAGTATAGTATTGGGTATACAGACTTAGTGAAGTGTGCTAGTAAGTATTCGTTTGCTTGGCTTTCAGTTATAGTCATACCTGCTGTTACAGGTGATCCATTGATTGTGGTAGTACCATAACCAATCGTCCATACACCCACAGAGTCTTGATAAGAAGTTAGTCTCAACCCTTCAAACTGCTTGATGAGTGATATAGCATCTGATGAAGCTGTATACGTATTTGCTGGGTTTAATCCTGGTGTATCTGTAGGAGGGTTTGAGTCAGTATTAGCAACTATATTACCGTTTACGTCTGTAGTGGTTTGCTGTGATGTAGGAGCAAGAAAACCATCTGACTTTAATATCATTTGGTTATTGTCTTGATCTATAGATCCTTGTGCTTGAGGGATACCACCGATGACACCAAGCATGATAGGCTGTTGTTCTGCCTCGTCCCTGAACATGATGATCACCCATGTGCCTTCGACTGGACCTAACGGTGTGGTACCAATACCAGATATACCAGCAGAGGTGACTGGTTGCATTGGGAATGCCCATGGTAGTTCATAAGTTGGTAGTACACTAGCATCGTAGTTATGTAGACCTACGACACGAACTTGACACCTACCAAGTTTTAATGGGTCTTGTCTATTCTCAACGCATCCTGTATACAACTTCATTATTGTCCACCTTTATTCAAATCAACTATAAACGAATCTTTAATTAGTTCCATCTTACATTGATGTGCATCCCTATCTATCGAATGGTTGATAGCTGATATCACATAGTTACCTGAGAACATCTTATCTTGTACATCTTTTGATGAGTCAGATGATTGTATTGGGTTAAACTTATTTAAGTTAAGGAATACCTTTTGCCCTACTGTATAATCTGTCCTACCGGGAACCAAGATCTCAACCCTTGTAGCCATAGCTTGCTGCATCAATGACATCCTTTGTTGGATGCCAGCAGTGTTGGTCGTATCAGTATAGCTGTTAAAGCTGCCGTAGTATTTACTGTAGTCAAACACTGTGGATGCAGACCTACGAACAGAGGCATTAGAAGCAACAGGATAATCGTTTAGGTGTTTATTATTCTTAAAGTCTGTAAGCATATCATAGTTCTTTACGACGAACTTCTTAGTAGTCACATCAAAGGTAATCATCTTAGAAGCATACATGCCAGACCTTGCTCTGTCAAGGTAATCAAAAGCTTTTGGTATACTTATCTCAATGATACGTTGGTACTCTGCAGGTATATCACGATAGCTTCGACCATCTGGTGTAAACGTACGCATGAAGTTATCTGATATAAATGTTTGTACTACATTAGAAGTATATAGGTTTTCAAGAGATACGAAGTTTAAACCTTTCCTGCTCTCAAAGAATAGATACGATAAGGAATTGTTTTGGTTTAAAGAATACTCTGCCACATGGTTGATACTCTTTACAGGAGACCAATAGTTTGCGATGAACTTTGTACTATTCGCTGTGTCTTCTATGTTAATGTTTTTCTTTGACTCTAAGCCATTGACAGTATCTTTAATGATAGTCTTTATTATGTCAGAACACTTGCCTTTATACGGTACACTGACTTTCTTATTAACATCGACTAAAGCTTCCCTTGATATGAAGTGTAGTTCATAGATAGCATTCCTATTACCCTGTGTCTCTCTGTTTGTCATCTTATAGATGTAGAACTGGTCATTGATGACGTTAGCTGGTCCTGTCATAGAAGGGGTATGGATAGCTATATTAACATACTCTTCACCAACAAATGGGAATAAGTTAGCAAGGTCTAATGAGTCTTTAAACGCCATTACACCAGATATGAACGGAGAGAATAAGTCTTCATAGATCTCAAGAGCTATGACTTGGTTGGTGACTTCCTGACCATACCCGTTTGCAGATATGATCTGTATCTTGTCTATGCTGACGTCGCCAGCAAACCGTATGACTTCAGCGGTCGCGCTCATTATATAATGTCTTGGAAGTTTTGTAAGATTGTATTAAGTAGCGAAGGAGAGATTAGTTTGATTCGTCGTTTACTTTCATTGACAGATATTTCATAATCAAAGTTACTTACCGATGCTGCACCCTCTGCGTTTGAGTTAACTACATATCCATTACGATCTACATAATGATGGGTGTTATACTCATTACCTGCACCATACTTGTTTGTTACGTATTGACTTAGTTCTTGCTGTGGTAGTGGAAAGTCGTTTATATAGTCAAAGTTTTCATTGCATAGCATGACTACCCAATGATAGTATGGGCTACCATATACTTTCTCAGCTATGATCTCAGGAGTCTCACCATCCACAACGTCATATTGATCATATAGTGTAACGTTTGAAAGGATAGCAGTCCTTACCCTAACGTTTGTAGTTACGTCAGTGACTAATTTATAGACAGTCTTACCATTAATCTGATAGGGATATAAGAATGTTGGAAATTGATCGAAGTACATATATTATAGACCGTCCTGGATCTTCTCTTTTGTAAGGGTTGCAAGTTCTTTAAACACAAGAGTTATGTTGATTTGTGTAGGGTTACCATTATCAAACGAAGTAAACTGACCGTTTGGTGAATAGTCAACTGTCATGTCTGTAAGTACACATGATGTATGTCTATTGATGTATAAGTTTTCCTGTGTACCATTATAGTAGAATATATCAAACTCAGAAGGATAGACGTATAAGAAGTTCTGTGCATCTTTAAACTCAGGATGCATATGAAGCTTAAACTGGTAGATGATGTTCTGTACATTTGCTGCTTCTTGAGCGTTTCTTGGATAGAATTGGTACTCAAACGTAAAGTCTCGGAACTCTACGCCTTTAAATATCTGTTCTTTCCTTGGATTTGGTGCTAGTCCAGTAAGCTTAGAGAACCCACCTGTACCAGGTATACTTAATCCAGCAGCAATAGCTGCAGCAGTTCCTTGGTTTGCTGCATCTTTTGAGATGTTAGATCCGCCTTTCTTCTCAGAGGCTTTCTTGAGTGCAGCTGTACCAGCTATGATACCTCCAATGATCTCATTATTTTCTGGTTCATAGTTAATAGTATACTTTGTAGACATCGTATTAGGATTGTGTAAAGCTATGGCTGTAGCTAATCGTCTTGTTTGTGCTGAGAACGAAGCTCCAAGTTTTTGTTCAGCTTCAGCTATTGGACCTGATGCACCTTGTGTAGCAGTAGCTTGTCTTACTTGAGCAGCAAGGTCACTGTTATCTCGTGGAGTTAAGTCTTGTACTGTCTGTACTTGACCGTCTTTGATTAGCTTTGAGTCTGCTTGAGCGTTGATATAGAATATAACGTAGTTATTACCATACTCACCCAATGAACCCATTAAGTCTAAAGGATAAGAGAATGAATCTACTTTATACTTGTTACTATCAAATGTAGCTGGTCCACCTCTAGCTGCATAAGTACTACTTCCAGAGTAATCACCTAACTTAACAGGGGTACCAGTAGTTTGGGTCGTTGCCATTTATAATCCTAAACGTTTATTGTTTATTTATAATAAATACCATAGATGTTCCATAAACGAATGTACAAGCCAATGTTTCCCGAGAAGTACGAGGGAGACCCCACTAATATAGTGATGAGATCAAGCTGGGAGACCCGCTTTGCATCATGGTGTGATAAGAACCCATCGGTAGTCAAGTGGTTGTCAGAGGAGACAGTCATACCTTATAGGTGTCCCACTGATAACAGGATCCACAGGTACTTTGTAGACTTTAAGATAAAGGTTCGTACGAAAGATAACCAGATCAAGACATACCTAGTTGAGGTTAAACCTGCCAAACAGACCCAACCACCAGAGTTTCCAGGTCGTCAGACAAAAAGATACCTCACAGAGTCACTCACGTTCATGAAGAACCAAGCAAAGTGGAGAGCTGCAAACGAATGGTGTAAAGACCGGAATTGGGAATTCATCATCATAACCGAGAACGAACTAGGTCTAAATTAGCATATAAATAACAAATGGCTACAAAACAACAACTAAGAGATGTATTTGCTAAAAACCAATACGAGTTAAAAGACGCAGCAAAGAGATCTCGTACATGGTTCCAGCAGCAAGCTAGGTTATTACAGACACAAGCTATAACTCCAAATAAAGTATTAAAGGGAGATGCAAGCGCTAACGTGACTTCTATACAACCTGGAAGCTTGTACATGTTCTTATATGATCCAAAGACAAAAGACGACCTACCATACTATGACGTGTTTCCTCTTGTATTCCCATATAAGAAGATAGGTAACAAAGGGTTTATTGGGTTAAACATGCATTATCTACCATACTACCATCGTGTACAGCTGTTACAAAGACTGATGGAGTATGCAAGTAATACAAAGATGAATGATACAACAAAGCTTAAGTATTCATGGAACTTAATAAATGGGGTGTCTAGGTTTAAATGGGCAGAACCATGTATCCACCAGTATCTAAATAGTCATATTAAATCAAATATGAGGAAGATATCACCACAAGACTGGACGACAGCTATGCTATTACCAGTAGAGCAGTTTGTAGGTGCAAATAAAGCAACAGTCTGGAAGGACTCAGTAGGAGCATAATGGCTACTTTAAACCAATTCATATCATCTATAGCTAATGAAGGGCTAATGAAGATGTCACGTTTCAACGTGACCTTTACTCCGCCTAATGCTATAGCTGATGGTCCTTACTTAAGGGATCTTAGGAAAATATTACTATACTGTGATACTATCAGCTTACCAGGTTTATCATTAGCTACCACAGAAGCAAAGACGTTTGGTGAAATAAGAGAGATGCCATATCAAAAGCTCTTTGAAACTACCAACATGACTTTCTATGTAGATAACGCTATGATAGTTAAACTTCTGTTTGATAATTGGATTGGAGCAGTACAAGATCCTGTAACAAGGTCTTTTAATTACTATGATGACTACATAACAGATATGTCAGTAGAAGTATTTGATGTCAATGAAAACAGTAGATACACACTAAACATGTATCAGTGTTATCCTAAGGCCATAGGCGCTATACAAATGGACTATCAAAGTAAAGACCTAATGAAAGTAAGCGTTACGATGAACTATAAATACTGGACTGCTGTAGGTTCTAAGAGTTCTATAAATGGAGATATATCTCCTGTACCTAATGCATACTTTACTAATTTTAATCAGTTCCAAACTGGAGCAAATCAAGGCATGCCACCACCGCCTCCTCCAATACAGAACGTAACTAATACAATACCAACGCCACAATTTTAAGGAGAGAGAAATGGCTGCAGCAAAAGAAGATTTTATGACCACAAAATGGAGACCGATGATGGCTATGACATACATGGCTACTATCATATTTGACTTCATTGTAGGACCGATCATATTCAACGTATTACAATACTGGAATCCAGGTCAGGCAGTTACAAGTTGGACACCACTAACACTACAAGGCGGTGGTCTATATCACCTTGCGATGGGTGCTATCCTTGGTATCTCAGCTCTTACACGCGGACAAGAGAAGATCGCTCAAATTAATGCAGGTGCAAATGATCCAGCACCACAAGCTCCTGTGATGAACTTACCAGTTGGTAATACACCACAACAAACATGGGCACAAGATCCAGTACAACAACAATCAGTACAACAAGCTCCTGTGACAGTTGATGTCTCAGTTGGTGCTCCACCTCCAGCATTTGGTGCACCACCAGTTGCAGATCCAACAGTAAGAGTAACACCTACGCGTAAGATTACGTAATATAAAGG